TATAGATATGTTGTGCTATAAATTTACCATATTGATTGGTAATATTTCTTGCTTCTTCTTCTTCAACCTTAACTCCATCTTTATTGAGAAATAAATTATATATATCAGATACTAATGTTGAAATATCTTTCATAAGATATGGAAGAGGACACCATGTATATGATGTCCCCTTCCATCCTCCTTTCTATTTAAACTGAAGCAAAGGGAATATTATTATCCTCATCGTTGGTATACCCATCCTCAATAGTAAATTCAGAGTTACCCATACCGTTAGGAATATATTCTACAAGGTCCATAACCTGTACGGAATTTAACCCGGCAGAAACTCCTGAACGATTACCAAATGTCCAATCAAATGGACGATAAGAAACATTAACCTTTGAACCGTTTCCTACCAGAGCATTAGTAATTGGATTAAGCTTAGAATCCACAACCTTTGGAGGGGAGTTAATAACACCGTTGTCACGCCTCACCTTCATCTTTGCAGTAACGAAATCACCACGGTCATCACCTACGTTCTTGATCTCAAGATTATCTTGAGTAACAATATCCTTGTTCTTGTCATCAAGCTGACAAATATCAATGGTATAAACACCATCTGGATCAAACGTAGTATTGGGTGAAGTGATCGAGGCCCAATAGGCCGTTCCAGAAATTACACTCATATTACTTTTCTCCTTTCAATTTTTCAATTTTATTAACAACTTCAAGAGTATATATTATTATACACTCCATGTCAAGAACTTTCTTTCATATTTTATAATGTTTTTAATTCAGCCTTTTCCATTGGAATATGAAAGAACGGTTCCTTCAAGTGTGGTTTTCCTGTCTGTTTGGAATTTTGGATAGTCCCCACCCTTGATTCATCTACTACATCAGCGGGGATAAACCATCCCTGATCTACTGTAGTATTTAAAATAACAAAAGTAAATTTGAGATTAGAAAAATTCTCTTTCCATAAATCAATTAACCTTTGTTTCCTTTTTGGAATTCTAATTTCTACCCAATCAGGGTTCCATGTTTTGCCCCACTGAAGCTTAACCTCAACCTCAAACAATTCTTCCTTATTATTTTTTGTTGCTCTTAAATCAAACAAATAATCTTCTATTGTGGGGTGTGTATCATACCCTTCAGACTGTAAATACTCTGATAAGGATTTCTTAGCTCTGGCATCATTCATTTGGTATGATGACAGTTGAAATTTCCTATTTTGATGTCGCTTGTTTAGCACAAGTATTCTCCTTCTCTATATTAATGAGTTTCAGCCCAGGTTGTTCCTATCTTGTAATTAGATTCCATTGAACATTTTAATTTTAAAGTTTTTTCTGTATGTTTAATAGTGTGCTGTGTTATTTCACAAAAGTTTTTTATATGATCTCTCCTCACTTCAAACTGATATTCATCATGTATTGATGCTACTAACTTAACATCAAGATCATAAGCATATATCTTTTTAATCATATATACAAGCCAAGTTTTACAGACAATACTACCTGCACCCTGTATTAATGTGTTTAAAGATTTATGAGGTGATCGAATGGTAAGTGGCCTTCCGTCCAGTCCTTTTATTCTACCCTCTTTAGCGGCCCCTTCAACAGACAATTTTAAATCATTAAATGTGGGTAAGTTTCTCATAAATCTTTTAATTAATTTATCACCGTCCTCTTTTGTTCCACCAACAATAGAGCCTATCTTAGCTGATCCAGCACCATACATCATAGCATATATAAAAGTTTTTGCTTGGTCACGGGTTTTTAATCCTGCCATTTTTTGATTAGAAGAATGGATATCCCCATTAATAATTTCCTTTGTAAATTCTGGGTCATTCATATAATGAGCGAGACATCTTATCTCTAACTGTGAGGCATCTGTACCTACAAGAACATAACGTGAGGGATCTTCAACTGTCCAACATTCCCTACATTCCTTACCATAGGGGGAGTAGGAAGCTGGTACTTGAGCTATGTTAGGAGAGTGGTGAGCCATCCTTCCTGTAACTGTTTTTAGTGTCATAACTTTACCGTGTACACGCCCACTCCTGTCTGCCAATGTGCGCCATGAATTTATTTGTACTATTCTCTTATGTAATAAAAGATACTTTGAAATAAGTTTAGCTTCAGGTAAATTAATTTTATTCAACACACCTTCATCTACAATTATATTTCCCTTGGGAGTTTTCTTTTTAGGTTTCCATCCTAATGTTTGTAGTCTTTCAGCTATCTGCTTGCGTGATGAGGGATTAAAAACTTCAACCCTGTCCCGTAAACGCTTGCCTGTCTTTTCTGAAACCCTCTTGTGTGTAATGGGGGGAAAGATTTTCTGAAGATCTTTTTCTAACCCAGAAGATTCATCGGTAAAACGAGCAATCAATATACTTGCCCTTTTTTCATCAAGCATAAAGCCATTTGATTCTTGTTGATCTACAATAGCTCGTACCTCATGCTCTAGATTAACCGCTTGTTGTGAACAAGCATATTTATTTTGGTTAATATATTTAGTAAGTTTGTGTGTTATCTCTACATCTTTCTTACAATATTCCAGCATCTCTGAACTGTACGATGTAAAATCTTCATGCTTTGTCTTAGGACAGTTAAACCTTTCACCCCAGGCTGCAAGAGAATGACCTCCCTCAATCTCTGGATATAATAACTGGGATAGAAGTAAAGTATCGGTGACTTTGTTGGGGGTGATTGTCGCAATATTAAAGTTATTAAGTATCCTTGCATCAAAACTTACTCCATTGTGCATAATATAATTATCAATAGTTTTAGAAAACTCTGGGAACTTATTGTAACATTCATCCTCCTTGAATGTATAAACTTTATTTGTCTTTATATCTTTTGCTACTATACAATGTACAACCGTTATATCTTCAACCAGTCCATCGGTTTCTATATCTACTACGCATCTCATATAAAGACCTCAACTTATTTTATATTTAATTTTAAACTGTCTATCTTGACCGTATCTCAGGTCTAACCAGACACCAGTTCGTAAATAATATTTCATGTTTAATATATATACATCTAATATATTTGCCATATTATTTGTTTCCCTATTATATCCGCCCTTACGTCTTAGTAATTTTCTTAAACGAATGTGTTCATGTTTATTATGTTTAATCCATTCCTGTACTTTCTTAAAATTAAGAGGATGGTTTTTAGGTAAGTTCCTTATGGTCGAATGAATACTGATGTTCTTGGGTGGAGACTTGGCTTTCCTCGCCTTCTCCATATTCTTCAATCTCTTCTCCTTTTGTTTATTGTTCATGAGAAAAGACTTACTCTTCAATCTGGAACGGAGTATTATCTTCCCCCTCATCTACTTCAAAAGGATTGGACACCTCTGACATCCTGCCTGTGTCCCTGTTGTAATGTAGATAGGTAGCAATACCCGTATCACCTGTGTACCTGTTCTTTAGAACACGAATGGTAGTTGTATTGGCAAGTCTTTCATCCTCTTCTTGTTGATTACGTTCAAGAGCTATGACTGAATCTGATAGATGGGCAATGCTCTGTGATCCTCTTAGGTGTGACAGGGATACTTCCCTGCCGTCTTCATGCCCACGATCACCCGTTGCCCTGCGTAGATGTGATACAAGAAGAAGTCCAACCTGTGTTTCCTCTACCAATGACCGCAGCTTTGTCATTAAGATATCAATATTTCTACGTTCATCACCCATATCTTCCTGTCCCGAGACAAGGATAGATAGATGATCAAGGAATATCCACTTGCAATCGAGAGCCTTCGCCATAAATCTAATTCGATTTAGTATTTCATCGTTAGAGATGGAGCCAAAATGGTCAAAGGCAAAGAACCTTCCAGTACCAATTGTCTTTTCTTCCCATCCCCTTAGTTGTTCTCTTGAAAAGGTATCTCTTATTTCTTTTATATATAATCTTGCATCTGCTTCAACTGACATTATATTAAATGCCGTATTACGAATTGATTCCTCCAATGCCAACACGCCTATCTTGTCAGTGGTATGGTTCATAATAAAATGCATTAGCTCACGCAAGATACTTGACTTACCCATTCCTGCACCTGATGTGAAGGTAATAAGCTCACCAGTCCTCATACCGTACAGCTTTTCATTCATACCTACCCAAGGATAGGCCACTGTCTCACAGAAGTCATCCTTATATAAATCTTCTCCTAAATCTTTAAGGTTTTTAATACCTGCTGGGGTGTATGGTATAGCGTTCCACCACCTGTTAACAAAAGCCTGTGACTGTCCTGCCACAAGGTATTCATTTGCGTCCTTATAATCAAGCTCTACAATTTTACATTTATGAGGTTCAAATAATGTCGCTACCTTATCCGATGCCTTCTTTCCTTGAGAATCATTATCAAAACATAGGATTACATTATCAAATGAATTAAGATATTCAAGACTATTTTGACAATCCTTATGGGCGCTTCCTGCACCATGCTTGACTGAAACTACAGGCCACTTGGAGCCGTGCATTTGAAAGATTGATAGAGCATCTATCTCTCCTTCCGTTACAGTAATGTACTTACCCTTGGGGGCAAATAAGTATTGCCCAAATAACGTAGCGTTCTTTGTGTCACCCTCTACCATAAACTTCTTTGTAGCTACTTCTCTTATCTTGTTTCCGATATGGTTTTTATCTTGATCGAAGTAAGGATAAATATGTTTGTTTGATAACTGATTTACCTTAACTCCAAACTTTTTACATGTTTCATGTGTGATTGCCCTCTCTTTGAGAGGAAGGTAGTCTCCATCTGAGAATACATTATTAATTACACCCTGAATAGGCGCTCTTTGAATAGTATTAGGTTTCATGTTTCCTCCTATTCCTCCTGATGGTATGAATGTTTCACATTTATGACAATACTGATTGCCGTCTTCGTATAGGGCATTGGCATCGCTTGAACCACATGCCTCACATGGCAGGTGCTTAACAAAGGTTGCCTTCATTTCCTTCTTGTCCTTTCAATTGAATATATTTCAGGCAGAACATTGACAGCATACATTAATCCACGCCTACTGTCAATCTCTTTTTGGGCCTGTAGTCTTGTATCAAATATTTTAACTACGGATCTTTTATTTTTAAAGTTACATACAAGTTTCCATCTCATTCACTTATCCCTTTTATTAAATGGCTTTCGACCTGAACGATCCATTAAAATTTCTTCAGTGTCTTCAGTAGCAAACTTCTTTGCTTGCTTAATATTATACCCCTCCTGTTGGTATCGAGCTAATAATTCCTTATATATTTTTTCAGGATCTTTATGTTTTGTTGTCATGTTCATCACTCCCTGACATGATCAAATTAAATTCTTGATTTAATTGGAGACACCTAGCCCATCCAACATTATAACCCCAAGGGATATCTGAGGTAGTAATTCCCAGAAGTTTACACACTTCCTTTTCAGGTAAATTACCATCGTTATTTTTTAGTACAGTTTTAATAATGTCTCTAAGTGAATTAGTCATTGGTTTATCTTTCCCTTTTTACTTATAGAACTTATGCTTTCCTATTTGGAATACAAATGTCATCTTCGATGCCCAGTTAGGATTAACATATGTTGCGTGATAATATAAGACATCTTCCATATTGTCAACAACAATTCCATTTAGAACTAAGGTAGCAGCATTCATAACTTTAAAATATTCTTCCTCATTATAAATAGCTTCAGATTTTCCATCACAATAATAAGAAAAGGAACATTTATTTCTTACTGGGTTTCCCTTCCAATGTCTTCCTTCATGTACTACAGCACATATATTGTTAGGAAATCTAGTAGAATCAACCCTTTGTATAATTACAACTCCAACTGCTACCTGACCCAGGAAAGGTTCACCCCTCGATTCAAAGTATATAGCTTCAGCTAAACATTTTTCTTGCTCATTAAAGTCTTTCAAATATTCCTTCTGTTCTAAATAGTTTTCAAGAGGTAAATGGTTGTCATCATCCCACTCTTCCCATTCATTAATTTGACTGGCGTTTATGGTAGATAAGAAATAGAATGAGGTAGTTAAAATACATGCAAGTATAACTATTGTTCTCATTTTAATTTATCCTTTGAAAATAATTCAAGCTGTGTTTCCATTGTTTCAATCTTAGATGTTAAATATTCTACTTGTTTATTAAGATCAATAATTTTTTTATACGAAGAATATAACTGTTTAGTTAATTCTCTATTGTCAGTTTTTAAAGCATCAACGTCAGTGTTAATTTCCTCCATCAGTTGTCATCCTTGATACCACAATAATCTTCTTTAATATATTTAAAGGCGAAGTCTCTTGCTCCCTGACCCCAACTGTCATATACGTCTTCTAAGATATCGTTCATTGACCAGCCCTTTACACGAGACTTCTTTCCTTTTTCCATAAGATTGTGTACATGTTTAATTAAATTTTTAGAACTAATGGATTCTTTTAACATGAGTGTCTTCCCTTTCATTATCATTAAGATAATCTTCAATTAAACTTTGTTCAATTTGAGAAATCAATTCCATGAAAGCATCTTCTCCTAAATTTACATGTAGGAAATTTTCATCTACCTCTAACCATTCTGAATCTTCATTCTCTTCATAGCTTATATAGAAGGTAGATATTTCAGTTATGTAATCTAAAAATTCTTCAGGCTGATAGACACAACCATGAGCTTCTACAAACATGGTTGGTCCCTCACTGGATGACACACCAAAATTAACTACTGACATGATCTACCCCTATAAAAACTGTATCAATAGACCATGTACTTTTTTTATCCTTCTCACTCAGTTTCCGATTATAAACAGGAGTATGCATAGTCTCATAGTTGTTATCAAATATATCCCATAAGCTGTATCTTGCTGTTTTTAATGCAAATTCAGCGTCCTTCTTTGTGTATGCTATGTAATGTTTTCTTCCATCACCATCTTCGTATAAGTATCTAATCTTACCTGTCTTATTATCCATACCTTTTATTTTATATGCTATCATAATGCTCATCCTTATTCTTTAGGTTGATCTCTTCTCCCGCATAGAAATCTTCAAGACCTCCCAGGTATGTATTAATTTCAGAGAGTGGAATGTCTTCAATGAACTCTGCAAAGAGAGCTACTGATAATAGATAATCTCTAGTGATTTCATCTATCTCTGAATAGCTAGTGTACTGTGGGCTTTCCATTTTCAACCGCCTTTCCTCTACACTTTAGTTTATTTATTTCTTTCTTCTTATCCACCATTGTAACAGGTTTGTTCACCTTATTCAAGGCTTTTGCTATAGGATTTCCATATTTTTTAATACGTTTCTTCATGTACATCCTCTATAATCCAACTCAATTCTATAAATTTCAGTTAACATATCAGCACTTTTTGCTAGTTTATTAAAGCAATGAGTTGTAGTATACAGATTTTTAATAAACTTGTCAAATGAAAACTCAGGGTTTGCCAGTGCTGTATACAATCCAGTCTGGAATTGTTGTTTCTTTAATGTTCTTTTTGTAATTGGTGGGGTGGTAGCTGCATACTGCAACTGTTGAAGTTTATGAAGCGTATCGTCCAGGATAATTTCAATTCCTTTTGACCAAGGAAGTTTGCCCTTTTTAAATAGGATATTATCTCCCTCTCGTTTTGTTCTGCCCTCACACAAGGCGATGAGCATCCCGTGAGTTATACCTGGGCCATGTGTCTTAAACTTATCAAAGTATTTTAAATACTTTTTATAGGTACTTTTTGTTTTAGTTTTACAGGCATAGAGGTGAGCAAAGTCTCCCAGCCCCCAATTCTTTTGATTAGAATTAAGAATTGCCATAAGTTTTTGTTTTTTACCCCTGTCAGGGACTATATGAATCTCTATCGGTTCATTCAGGAATTTAGCTGCCGTATATCTAGTCTGTCCATCAATAACTTGATAGACAGTATCTCCCTGCTTATCTGTACCCTTAATTACTTTAATAGGGTTAGCATATAGATAGTTTCCCTCATCTTGTAAAGATTTTGTAATTTTCTTTACGTTTTGATTATTAATATCCATTGGTCTGTTGCCTGTAATCCAAAACAATTTTTGATAGAGATCATGCTCTGGATTAATAGTATATACATATGAACTTGCTTTAGGTAATTTCATTTCCTTACTTCCTTTCATTTTCCTTACTTCCTTTCAATATTGTTATTGCTGTATGGTCCTCTCGCTAGGACTTGAACCCAGAACCTACAGCTTAGAAGGCTGTCGCTCTATCCAGTTGAGCTACGAGAGGTCGTTATCAAGCGGGTCTATCTCGACCCTACCCCAACCACCGCATGTTTCACACGTTGCAAGGTATGGTTCATATTCTTGCCAAGGACTACCGCCATCGTCAATACCACCGATAGTCCTTTCATACTCTATATGCCCATCGCCATCACAGTCAGGGCATAACATATCTTTATGCTCAGTCCCTGCTAACACGGCATTAATTCTATTCAGTGTTTCAATAGTCATTGGTTTAATCCTCACACATACTTAGTTTTACATTAAATCTTTTACCACTTAAATTTAATTCTAAGTTTAGTTCTTTATCGAGATCATTCTCACACCACAAGTCTTCCCAGTATTCATCGACCTCATCGGGGTCATCGGGGTTATAGTTGTTCATTCGCATGTCCCTTTCAACCTGCTGTTCAAGGGTCATCTTCTCATGTAATGAAATTACGTTGCTCATAGCCTTCCTCCTGTTCAGGTGTTAGTTCACGCACTTTGTAATTCTTTACGCTGTATCGTAACTTACAAAAGTTTTTTGCTTCTGCCTCTGCCTCTTCTTTAGTTTCAAATCTACGAAGGTACTGCTTCCATCCATAATTTTCCTGAAGCAGTTCGATAACCCAACTCATGTCCACTCCGATGCCTTCTTATAGTTAAGTTCAATCAATACTCCACTTGGATCATAGAAAAATACTTGCATTTGTTTACGTTTATCTATCTCTTCAAATCTAAATTCAATATTACAATCTCGCAAATGTTTTATCATCTCACCATAACCTTCAGCTTCAAAGGCAACATGATCCACCGGATATATGTCTTCAACGTCAGGTATGTATCCTTTATCTTCAATCACATGTAGCTGCTGATGATCAAGGATTTGACCAGCATTTTTATTAATAATATACCAGCTTCCATCGAAATCAAACTCCGGTCTGTCTATTTTAACAAACCCCATGACCTCAGTATAAAATCTATCTGTCACCTCAAGATCATTAGAAGTAATTGTGATATGTTGTATTCCATTTATTTTTCTATCTCTCATATTTTATTTCCTTCTATATTAAATTCAAGATAACTATAATAAGAAACATTAGAAGCAGTAGCCATACAATAGGTTGGACACGGCTGGGATCAAACATAACTTGTAACATTTCTTTTAATCGTTTCATATTAATTACCCCCCAGTGGGGGTGAGCGCTTCATAGCGTTAGCTCCACGCTCACCCTGTTGGTAGATTCTTTTTTATGGTTGTCACACCACTTCTCTATCATCAGGGAACCTGGACCTGACTAGCCAGTAACAAGCTGGCTCGTTACTATATACCTGTTAGGCTGCAACTTTCAGGTATATATCATGACTCGCACATAAATCAACCCAAGGATCACTTCTCATCCACTTGTTTACACGTTTTTCACGGGCAAACCTTCCAGCATCTTGATCACCCAGCGTCTTAACACTTCCACTTCTTGTTCCATTCTTTGCATAACTTGTCATGGCTGACATCATAGAGTATATATTCCAACCTCTTGTTTCCCGCTCATCCAGGTACAGATTCCGTAAGTGATCTGAAAGGCGGGTCTGTTCAGGCCATTTGTTACGATCATTCCCGTAAACAATCCTGTCGAAGATATTACCTGCAATACCTTCTTTTACTTTAGCTTGTGCCATCTTACGATAGACCCCAGATGTTTCCTTATAGTTATCCATCGTAGTCCTAAACGTGTCAGCAAAGTTAGCAATATTTAGATGACCCCTGTGGGATTCTCTTATCAGACTATATTCCCCTGAGATTTGGCCGTTCCAGCAGAAGAAATCTATGTTTCCAACATACATGGTAAGGGCAGATGACCCATCAAAAGTATTCTTATATATCTGTCTATATAAGAGCTTCGTTCTATGTCCGTTGGTAGTTTCGATATCAACTGCAAGTTGTGGGAAGGTATATTCCACAAAGGTATGCGCTCCATTCTTGGCAAGCGTTACCTTTATTTTTACTGAGTTCTCTTCATCACCATTGAAATATTCAGGACCAAATGCACTTATCATTTGACCGTGAACTGTTTGCAGGATGGGAGCATTACATATTACCTTGTACTTATTACCTACCGTTGCAAGGTAGGATAAATATTCAGTCTCTTGATCTACACGGCATAGTACCTTTTTATCTGGCACTGCCTTAACAGGCAAGCCCCATTGATCTTCTGCAAATTCAGGACGGTATAGCGCAGGTAATTCTTTTACTTCAAAACAGGCTGGCCGTGTCGCTTCAAAGCTGGCGTGTTTACTGTAGTCATAGTGTTCATGCATTAGTTTAGTCCTCCTTTATAGTCAGGTTCAGGTAGGTTATGAAACTCTTCAGTCGCAAGGTCTTCAGCTACGTTGTCAGGGTAGCCCTCTTCGAGATATTTATAATACAGATTCTCAATTATCTGTTCGTTGTAATGGTTGGACATTGGTCCTTTCTCCTGTTTTGTAATTAAACACTACTCTGGGGGTTTTGTCAACTACTTTATACCCCATCTTGTAAAGATTTCTAATCATTTTCTCGGTGATGGTTTTCTTTCCTACTAAGGCACACAATTGCTTACCTTCATCGGTCATAGGATATGCATGCCTGTACTGATTGTCAATTTGGACTGATATTTCAATCATTACTTTATACCTCCAGGTGAATTGATTTTTGGATTTTAAAATCCCAACGATAGTTAGGTGCGTCTTCACTAGGGTCTACACGATATCCGATAGGTACTGTCCACCGTGTCATTAATTCCTCTGCTTGAGCGGATGCCTCTTCGTTTGTAGTAAAACGTAAACCGTTACCTGCAAACTCTGTATTACTTATCTTCATCATAGGTCTATATGATTTCATTACTTTATACCTCCAAGTAAAGCGGCCAAGGATTACGGGAATACTATCTTACCGTTCCTTACTTAGTATCAAATTGGGTCCGTTTAAGGGTGGACTACTTCGCAATTTAACAAACCGCTATGGTTTAATGTGTTAAGAATCTTATAGATTTTTTAGTTGTCCAACATAGCCCACATGTTCCACAACTCTCGGTTTTATTTATTTGTACTGGGCAAGTTATACCTTCGCTTGTCATGTCTTCACCATTGGCAGATAGTGGATCACTTGTCAGGTTTGAAAACCTCAGCTTGAACCTATCAGGATATTTATTTCTTAATAGTTCCAATGCCTTGCCAATGGCTGTGTTTGGATGCCAGCGGGAATATCCATAAATTCTCATCAACGGATACAGCCTAAGCATTTTCGCCCACCATAATACATAGGCAACTGACCAAAAATCACCACCTATATGCAAACGTATTACGAAACCTCGCTTGTGTTTACTTGCCATATCTGGCAACTGCTTTTCCATCCTGTCCATCAAGGCTTGATTGCCCTTAAACCTATGGGCATATGCTACATTATTCATATAACAGTCAAGCCAATGTTCACAAGCATCTGAACAAGTCTCACGTTCCACCAATGTCAAGGTATACATAGGCAAGCCAGCCCATATACCCTTAGTTATTTTCTTACCTAGTTTTTTGTTGGAGCTTTTCTTAATTATATTGTGTGGATAATCCGCAGCGTCAAACACATACTTGGGATGTATAGTTGTCGCATTTAACACGGCATCGTTGTCATGTTTTAACTTCATGTCATGTTACCCCTTTGAGTTTACCTTCAAAGATATTTGCAATATTATCCACCACCCTCTTCTTACCAAATCTCTTGGCCATAACTATAAGCATATGGTGCGATTGCCCATATTTAGGATGTATGTTTTGACCCCATGCGTTGGGTGGGCTACATACAAGCGAAACATAATCACGGCACATAGTATCGAAGCCTTCCAGTCCAACAGAATGTTTAGGATTTAATTGCATTACATTAACCCTCCAACTGTTAGGATACGCCAAGTAACGTAGCTAAAGAATATGCCAAACAATAACAGAATATATATCATTGTCAATACCTATCTTTTAATATTAATCCATGCGGCTTGTAGGATAGCAATTAATTCCGCTATAAGTTGTATGCAATCCATGCTCTCACTTTGAAAGTAAACGTCTCAAATTTAGTGCCATACCCAAGTGAGAAATATTCATGCCATTCCTCTTGAACTTGTAGTATTCTCTCATTACGATTACAAAATGGTATATACATAGTATTCACACATATCCTTTCTATAGTTGCGGTTCTCAACTTACCTTGTGAATTAGACCGTCCTTCATGGTGACCTTGGCGAAGAACTCTCGTTTATGCCCTGTGATGTGTGGCCTGTTGCAGCCTACCAAATTTCCATCTGGAAGATAGTCGTTTCCGAATAGGCTAGTTTCTTGAAAGCGCAGTGGCTCCCCAATATTCTGCTTCAATTCTTTTTTCGTGGGATAATCGAATACCAGCATTTTATTCACTCCTGTGGTTGGGTATGTATATTGACTAGCTAACTTACTAGGTGACAGGTAGGGAATTGAACCCTACCTATATAGGTAATAATAACTGTATTATTTACAGATTATACAGTTATTATATCGTTTTTAATGCCATCGGACTATCCCGAATATACCCTCACTTAAAACGCTGTAATCCTATAATAGCACCACTCTGGAGCATGTCACCAAGTAAATTAGCTAGCATCTCTCTCTATCTTATTCTTTAGCAGCGTTTCCCTGCAAGGTTCTGTGGCCTGATATGTGTGTTTCGTTTCAACTCTGTTTTATGTGTTTCCCCTTCGTTTCCTAATCTTGATTATGTTTAGAGTTTAAACCATGCTGTCCAGGTTGTCAATACTTTTTTTTTAATTATTTTCAATAATTCTCATAATGTGGCTCGATCACAGATGTGAATTGCCGATGGGCAGCACTAGAACCCAAGAATAAACGAGGCTTAACGGTGATGGGGTAGACTTCCCAAAATGGCACCCCATTGTGTATTTCCTTGACATTTTTACA